CGGGTCCAGGTGGTCGTAATCAACCTGCAGGGAAGTTCCAGTAATGGCTCCGCCGTCCACTTTATTGATAATCAGTTGGCCGGAATTGTTAAAGCTGATTTCATAGTCATCACCCAGCACATAGGTGGTAACGCCTGTGCCATCCATAACAACAACGGTTGATTTCAGCACGCCGGTATTTGCCAGTGCAACCTGATCATTTACCAGGGTGGCGGGCTCACCAGAAACCGACTGAATGTGCTCAGCCTTGGACGGGTCCAGTACGTTTACGAATACCACCGGGGCCACTGCGAACAGTGAAAAGTGGCTGCTCATAAACTCGCTGAGTGAGTAATCAAAATTGCCAGATGCGTTTTCTGGCTGATAACCAAGTGCCGCAACGGCTTCAGCGTAGGTGCTGCACAGCACCGGCTTATTCACATTGGCGGCAGGGTCATCGGTTAAGTTGACCGGCGCAGTACCAAACACAACCGGCAGGCCGGCTTCGGTACGCACAGGCGGTAAAATTGAGGTAGGTACCTCGGACACATAAACGCCGTGACGGTAGCTCATGCTATTACGCTCCTTTACGGAAGTGTTTCAAGATTTCTGCAAACCGGCCGGCTTCAATGCTCGATGAATCCTGCAGCTTGCGTTCGGTTTCTGCCAGCTTTGATACCGGCACAATCATTTTGCCGACTGCACTGCAATGCTCAATCAGCTTCTTGATGTGCGGCCGGAGCTGCCCATCTCGGAAGGTAGTGTACCGCACCAGTACGCTACCGGGTAGTGTCGGGCCGGCATAAATGGTTGGGCCGGCCAGGGCTGTCTTTTCCTGCTGAACCATTTTGCCGGCGTCAGCAATATGGTCGGCATCTTCGGCTTCCTGCTCGATCATTTTCCCGGCATCATGGATATGATCCGGCTCGATGGATGCCGCAACTTCCGGATGCAGTTCTTCAATGGTCTCAGTCTTCTTCCTGGCCATAGCCAATCACTCCGTCATCAGGGATTTCAAGCGTGGTCGCAATGCTCCACTCGGTTGTAATTTCCAGCTCCCAGTTCGGGTACGGCTGGTCATCATACAGGCGCCAGCTGAATGGCAGCTCCATGCGGTACCGGCTCTCCAGTGTCGGGCATTCCATCAGACCGGTTCGCAGGCGAGCCAGTACCAGCAGCGCGTATTCGTGCCCGTCAAAATCTTCGCTGTAACAGCCAACCAGCATTTTAACAGTGGCACGGGTAAGCCTGTTTGCATTGGTATTACCTTCGCCCGGGCGCACCACCACAAACGGAAAATCTGACTCTGCCTTGCTGCGCTTTGGCGGCAGGAAACCGTTAATGATGCTGGGCGAACGATCAGGAAAACCACGGTCTGCCGGAATTATCAGGTCTTTCAGGATTTCTTCAGACCGGGTACGGATAGCCCGGCACAGATCAATTTCAATCATCCGCGAGCCTCCTTCTGTAATACGCGGTCGATCTCATGGTCTACACGCTGGGAAAACGTGGCGCGAGCCTCATCAGTAATGAGCTTAACCACGCTTTCATTGTTCAGCATCTGCGGAACGGCAGGGCCGTAAAGCTGCTGGATTGGAAGGCGGGCTTTGCCTTTACGGGCATACACGCCGTTAAAGTTGCCAGAGCGGGCAATGAATGCGCGCTCCAGTTTCTCCACAGAACCTTTGCGAACACCAACACGAATCGGTGTGCGGCGGCGGCCATTCACGGTGCCAGGGTTTACCTTAAAGGCGGTAAGCGGCAGCACCTTGCCGGTAGACCAAACAGCACCCATAAGACGTGACGGCTTTGCCCGCTGCAGCTTAATGGTGCTGCGCACGTCCTTGGCGCGCACGTTGTAGTTCTCGCGGGCACCATTCACAGCATTTGACCGGGCATTTTCCAAAGAGCGGTTCAGCGCATTCGACAACACCTTTGGCGCCTGGCCTTTCAGGTGTGCCAGCATACGCTCAGCACGCTCAATGTCTTTGCTATCCACGGTCAGGTAATTGCTCACGAATCGTTGGCCTCTATGGTGATTTCCAGAATGCCCATATTCTCACTGCACATATCAACGATGTAACGCTCGTTGTCCAGAAAGAACAGCTCACCTTTAACGGGCCGCTCCGGTAAATCCTCTGCGGCCACAAAAACCATAAGCTGCTGCTGAAAAACACCCTCGGGGTATTCTGAGTAGCTGCGGGAGTTACGCTCCTGAATGATGTCGCCATCAACCACGGCCAGCACGGTTTCACCGTTAATGTCGTGTTCGTCTGCGAACTCAAGTCCGTTTATGAAAACGGCTTTGATATCCGCGGCGACAGCATCCTTAAAGCGGCTCACTTCTTAGCTCCGCCACTACTCTTACGCCGGGCAGACTGCTTTACAGGTTGCGACTTTTCCGATTCCTGTGCCGCTTCCGTTACTGGCGTGGGTGCCGGCCTGGTCACCGGCGAAACCGCCGGAGCGGCTGTTGCATATTCGCCTTTAATCAGCGCTTCTGCATCAGCCTCCGGCAGATCGTGATAACCCTGCAGCAGACGCTTACCGTTAAACTCTGTATTGCGTTTAAGGTAAATCTTCATCAGGTCACCCCTTTCAACAGCGCTTAAGAAGCGCCGTGAACTTTCAGTACATGGAAACCATCAATCTGGTTGATGATCGGCAGCGGACGTGACTTGATCTGAACCAAACGACCAGCCGGGTTTTTACGCTGCTTCCAGGAATCCGGAACGCGGCGACCAGCAACGATCATTTCTTCAGTGTCATCACGGAACAGAGCGCAGGCACCGTAAGCCATAGTGGTCATGGCACCTTCGCCAGCGATCAGAACCTTATCCAGCGGAACGTAAGGGGTCAGGGCCTTTGTAACAGGGTCTTTATAAACGCGGTTGTAAGTCCACAGGCTGAAGCCAGCCAGATCGCCCAGATACTTGGCGCCAGCCGGAACAGTGCGAGGGTCAATCTGGCCCAGCTGTACGCGGCGGTTATCAAGCAGCTTCAGGGTTTTCTCATGGCTCATCAGGTATTTGGCAGCGTCAGAACCCAGCACCACGTTAACGCCGGTCAGGCCGCTTCCATTGGCGATTTTATCGGATGCAGCTTCCAGGCTGGCGATAATATCAGAGCCGGATTGTGACCAGCGAGAAGTTCCAGACAGCTGAGTGAACGGGTCAGACGCATCGCCCCTCCAGTATTTAACCACTTCGTCATAGCCATCGCCCTTCACGGTAACCTGACCGGTGAACAGGGCTTCAGCCGCCATAACTTCTTCACGGCGGGTGATGATGTTGTCCAGGAAGCGCAGGTCTTTTGCCAGCTGAACAGCGGCGCGTTCCATCGGTGAGCGAGTGGAATACACGGTTTCACCGACCTGGCGGTTCATCAGGTCTTCAGCGGTAGTCAGGCGCTCCGGAGACAATTCCGGCGGCTGGTAGGTTTTGGTGGTGTAACCTTCACGGTCAACCAGCTTGCCGCCGATGCTCGGGTGAACGAACGGGGCGACAGACTGACCACCCAGTTCAATATCCATATCCACAACGGCAGTGTCGAACTCCTGCACATTGCTGAAGAAAGTATCACGCAGGAACGTGGTAGGCGTGAAAGCCTGTTCCAGAGCCTGCAGCATGGTACGGGTTTCAAACATATTCATAGTTGCAGCCCCCTTAAGCGCCAGCGTTTTCTTTGAAATAGATGCCAACCTTGCGCGCCGCGATGCGATGCGTCTCGGCGGTATCGGAACCACCGAAGGTCAGAGCGTTTGTGTTGAACTCGCCACTGAAGTAAGCGGCGCTTGCAACGTCTGAATCGGTAGCATCAACAGCTTCTGCCAGAATACAAACGATCTGCTGAGAGCCATCACTCGATGCAGAATTGCACAAGACGTACTCGCCTTTACCTTCAACCACTGCAATGCTCCAGCTGTCATCAACAGCGGCCGGAGTGCTCGGAGCACCGGCATCGGTAATAGTGAAGGTAATGCCCAGGGCATCAAACTCAACACCCATTGAGCCGTTGGCAGTTGCGCCGACCGGTCCGGTTACAGTGAATGCGGCCGGAGTAGTACCATCAATGGCGGCGGTTACCACCACAGAGTAGGTA